AGCAGGGACGCGCCCAGCTGTAGGGCCTCCAGGATCACCTTCCCGACCCCGCCGTCCTGCTGGAGCACCTTGCCGATCTCGCGAGCGATGTCCAGAGCCGTCGCGAATCCCGCCAGCATCTTGATCCTGGCCTCGGCCAGTTGTTCGCCCACCGCGATACCCGCCTGCTTGGCGTCCCCCATCGCGCTCTGGATCAGCCGGATCATGTCTCCGACGAGCAGCTTGGCCTCGGCCAGGAACCCTTCTCCGAACGTGTTGCGGATCGCGTCCAGCGCGTCGCCCAGATTCGACCACAGCCCCTGGATGCCGCGACTCATCCTCTCGATCCCGCCCTCGAACTTGTCCAGGAACACATCGAGCACCGCCTGTTGGGCCTGTTCCCACCCTTGGGCGACGATCCGCTGCGCCTCGCCCATCTTGTCGCGGAAGGTGAAGACGAACTCTTCCCCTTCCCGGCGGGCCTGGATCCCCAAGCGTCGCAGCGGCTCGGTCTCCATGCTCTTGACCGCCGCCGCCACGTCGTGGATGTTGCGATTCATCGCCGCCGCCGCCTCGGCCACCGCCCGGACCGCCTTGGATCCTCGCACGCCCACCGACTCCAGTTCGGCCCGGACCTGGACGATCTCCTTGGCCGAGAACGGCGTCGTCGCCGCCAGCGCCAAACTCTCCTGGAACGCCTGATCCGCGGCCTGCTTGGTCGTCAGGATCGTCTCGAGTTGCATTCGTAACGATTCGAAGTCGCCCGCGGTCTTGAGCGAGGCGATCCCGACCGCCAACACGGACGCCTTGGCCGCCGCCATGGCCCCGACCACCGCCTTGAGCGGCGCGACGAGCAGTCCCGCCGCCCTGCCGATGACCTCGAAGTCCGATTGCACCCGCCGCGCGAAGTCCGTCACGGCGTTCGCCGCCGAATCGATGCCCCTCTCAAACTGCTTGAGTCCGCTCAGAGCCTTCGTCGGATCTATGACCAGTGCGAGTCCAGCTTCATCCGCCATTTTTCACCGCCTCTGCCGCGTGGTCCAAGAACACGCGATCCATCACCATGATCAGCCGACAGTAGGTGTCCCGCACGTCCGCGTCCTCGATCCCGTGAATCTCGAACCACGCGAGCATCTGGTCCCACCCGATCGGGTTTGGACCCAAGCCGCACGTCCGGCAGGCACTGAGGCCTTGGAAGGCGTCCCATACATCTGTCAGGTCCTCATACAACTCCGGCCTGGAGTCCCAGGCCGGAGTTGGATATCCTTTCCGGACACGATCCCTCAAGAACTCTTCTTGTTGTCCCCAGGTGAGTTTCCACTTGAGGACGTCCGTGAGTTTTTTGCCGATTCCTCCAGGAGGTCCTGGCGGTACAGCTCCGCCTCGCCGGCGGCATCGAGGATGAATCGGTAGAACTCCGCGAACCTCGGGTCCTGGAAATACTCCAGGGCCTTCGCCGGCGAGTACGGGATCGGCTGGCCGTTGGCGTCCTCCAGGTCGGACCATCCCAGCAGCAGGTGCTCGGCCGCCACCGGCTTGAGAATCTCCGAAATGTCGTCATACGTCAGCGCCCCGGACCGGATGTCCCGCAGCCTCGGGCGCAACGCGATCTCCCTAGCCTGCTTGTACGCCTTGGAGTTGATGGATGCCACGCACACCCGTACGCCGCTGGGGTGCTTGATCCAGGTCCCTTTTTCGACACGGTCCAGGTCCAGCATGATCGAGCCGATCTTTGCCACAACGATCTCCTTCGTTCTCTAGAGTTCTTCTTATGCTTTGATAGTACTACATCATGCCACCGGGAAACGCGCCACTCGAATCGTGACTGTCTCCGTCGGATGCTTGTAGGCCGTGAAATTCAGCCGCGCCAGGACGTCCGGGCTTTGCGACGAACTCCGATTGGCGCTGCTGAACGCCACCCGGGGCAGCTCGATCACATACCCATTGCCGTCCGGGTCGCGCAAGGCCACGGCCAGCGATGTCACCGTTTCGTTCACGTACTTGTCATACAGGGTCTTGGAGGCGTAGTACGCCTCCATCGAGCCCTCCAGGCGGATCGGGCCGGATCCGATGCTCAGGACGCCGGCGGACCCGGCGATGAGCCGCTGGTGGAGCTGGTTGTCCAGCGTGAACGACAGCGATCGGATCTGCATGGCCGTGTTGTTCTCCAGCAGGTTCGTCAAGTCCAAGCTCGTGAACGGCCGGCTCGTCGTGGCCGCCGTATAGCCCGATCCGGCGCTGGCCGTCAGCGACTCCTCCGACGCCCCCAGGAACTGGAACGTCGTCGCCACCGCCCCGGTCGTCGGGATTTCGAGCGACCACTGGTTGATCGCCTGTCCCTTGAACAGGGCGATTTCCTGGCTCAGGTCCGCGTAGGTCCGCTCCAGGTTGTAGGTGTCCAGGGTCGTGCCGTTCTCGATATAGCCCCCCATCTTGATGGTGCGGGACGATCCGGCCGACTCCGTCACCAGCGTCCCGCCAGTAACCGTGATTTTCGTGGATGTCTTGGTCTTGATCTTGAAGAACCCGTTGTTGGCGGCGTTCGTGAACCCGCTGGCATAGATCCACTGATTGGCGACCAGCGAATTGAACCCGTTTGCGGAATCGTTGAAGGAGTTGTCCGTGGACGACGCACTGATCGTGGAAGCCGTCACGGTCGCCGGGGTGGACCACGCCGAATCCTGCAACGCCGACGCCAGCCAATCATCATAGGTACCATACGACAACTCCCCATTCACCGGGCCGGAGGTGCTGAACTGCACCCGCCGGATGCCGTTGGTCTGGCGATCCGCGTTGAGCTCCCCGCTGACGTGGGTCTGGGCCTGGAGCGCCAGATCCTCCGACACCTTGCGGATGATCTGGAGATTCGACCCCGTTTTTTTTGTGTTGAACGTCGTCTCTTTGACGTACGCCAATTGCACTCTTGTGGCATCACTCATTGACTACCTCCCGGAGGCTCCCGCCTCCCCCGAACGTTGCTACGCCGTGAAAGGGATTTCGACATTCACCTGATATTCCTGTCCGCGGACCCCGATGGGTCTGACGGTCACCGCACCATACCGGACCCCCGCCGCCGTGACCCCCTCGAACGCCGATACAATTCCGTCCGCCAATTCCAGCAGCGGCCCATCCCCTCGCGTCAGCGGCCCGAACAGTTGGGCATACACCCGCCCGTGCCGGCGATAGCTCGCCGGCCCCGACTCCACCTGGATGGTCTCGTTCCGCTGGATCGTGCACCGACACCACAGCGCCCCCCCCGACGGCGGCGCCTTCGGGTCATTGTCGTACACCACCGGCACGTTCCCTCCGCCGGCGACGTACGCCTCGAATCGGTCCCGGATTGCGTTGTGTAACTGACTGTCGGTCATGCAAACATCGCGTTCAATTCATCCACGGTCCGGCGGAGCATTCCATCGGGCGCCTGCCGACTGCCCCCATGCTCCAGCTTCTCGATATACTCGACGTTGTTGCTCAGCACGCACCGCCTGGGCGTGCGTATGGCGGCGATCACCCCCGCCCCCGCCTGGATCGTGCCTTCCCCGGTCGGGTCCAGGCGGTCCGTCGGTCCCTGCGGAAACCTCCCGATCACGACCTGCCAGCCGCCCCGGGCCCGGCCCGTGTCCACCGGCGTCTTGAGCACCAGCCGGCGCAGCCCTTCCAGGGCGACCTTGCGTTCCAGCGCCGCCACCTTCGCCGGCGCCAGCGTCCGGGCGAAGGTCCGCAACTGATCGTTGAATTTCTGCACGTGCCTCTGCATCTTCACCCCCGGCCCCGAAGGCCGAACTGGTACGCCAGCACGCCGGTGCTGGCGCGGATCGGATTGACCCACGTCACCACCCACGTCTGGCCCTCCCACACAAATTCCTGGCCCACCGCCGGCTCGAATTCCAGCCCCGCCGCCGCCACCATCGAGAACAGCTTGGCCTCCTGGACCCCGTCGATCGCACCGTATTGTTGGGCCACCGTCCCGTCGGCGTTCGGCGGGGTCACCCTCACGGTCTGCGACCGCAGCGTCCCGGGCGTGACCTTTCCCGTCCCCGGCGTCAGATACGCGTCCGGGTACGTCCGCAATACCGCCGTCACCGCCTCCGCCTCGATCATCTCTGCGACTTGTTGCTGCGTGATCATCGTCTTATGCTCGGTATACCTGTCCGGTCGGTTCCAGCAGGGGCCGCAATAGCCCGTCCACCTTGGGATACTGTTTGCCCCCGGCCGGCCGGCCCGTGACGTACGTCACCGAGGTGGAAATCGGGCCAATGCTCTTGCTCTCCGACGCCACCTCGCCGGGCTGCGCAATGACCCCCAACAGTTCATCTCCCAGCACCACACGCAAGGCCAGTTCGGCTGTCGCCCGCTTGAGGTTTTCGGGCACCCCATCCCCCGCAATCGTGTAGGCGTCATTGTCCAGCCCTCCGAACCGCGGCCAGGCCAGCGCCTGCGTGGCGGAGGCTTTCCGACCCCGCCATCGGCCCTCATACGTGATATCCAAGTACTGGGTCGCCAGGACCAACGCCGCTTCTTTTTGACTCCAACTGGCCCCCGCCCAGGCCGCGGACGAACCGTACTGCGCATGGTAGGCATCGGCCTGGGCGACACTCAGGTAGCTATTGGCCGTCGCCAGCCCGACCCCGGTCTCCACCACCAGGATCGTCCGGCCGCTCAACGGCATCCCCACTCCCGACCCGCCCATCAGTCCACCACCTCCACATCCGGGTCCTCAAAGTCATAGCCCACCTTTTCCCGCCACACATACACCGTCATTCCGACGGGCAGATGGAACTGCACTTGCCCCGCCGCATCCGTCACGGCCTTGTAGAGCACGTGTTGGCCGGCGGCATCGGACGACACGCGGATCGTCGCGTCCGGGATCGGCGAGCCGGAGAGGCTGTCCCGGAGCGTGTAGGTCCAGGCATGATCCCCGACCCCCACCGCCCCCACCGACAGCAGCGGCACCATCTGCTCGGAGTACACCACGCACTGATGGCCCGCATCGACCGCATACACCTCATAGGCCACCCCCGGCGTCCAGGCCTCCGCCGCGACCGGGCACTTCCACAGCCCCTGCGAGACATGGGTGCCCACCCCCGCCGGGGTCTCGGTCGCCGTCCATCCGGTCCCATCCCACCACTGCCAGGCATGCGTCCCGGTCGTCGCCAGCACGTAGAAGTACACCGTCCCGACCGTCAACGGCTGACTATCCGACCCCCGGACCATCGCATGGATCAGCGGGTTGGCTTGTCCTGGAATCACGGTTCTCATGCGTCACCTGCTCGGTTGATCCGTCGGAGGAGTCCCTCAGTCCAAGGTCACGACCAAATCCCCCGCCCCAAAGCTGGGCGTATCTCCGGCCCCGATGTCCTTGGCCGTCGTCAACGCCCCGGAGAGCAGCAAATTGCCGCTGCTGTCCGCATCAAACAACGCGAAATGGGTGATCGTGCCCCAACTGCCGGAGGCCTGCGGGAACGTGATCGCCTGCGAGTTGGACGTTTGGCCTGTGCTGGCTGAACTCCAGGACGACCCCGACGCGGACACGCGGCTGTAGTTGTTGCCACTGGGCTCGGCCATCCCAGACCCGTCCTCGCCGGGGTCCGCCGTCGATAGGGCCACGTAGACCGTCGGCTGCGTGAACGACGCCTTGCCGAACAGATGATCCAGGATTTTGTTTTCCAGGTAGTTCGAGAAACTTCCCATCGAAAATCACCTCGTCTTTTGTAACAATAAAAACGCAACCAATGCACTGTTGACTTGTCCGAGCAGGCTCAACGCCGCCATGGCGCCGGAGACCCCCGCCCCCGTGGCCGCCAGGGATCGAGCGACTTGGATTGTTGCTGTCCCACCGCCGACCGCCTGGCAGGTTCCCGTCATCGAACCCGACACCTGGATTGCCGCCGACGCCCAAGAGATTCCCGACCCTGTTCCCGCCACGGAGCGAGCCGCCCGCAGCGTCGCCGACCCGCCGGACTGCCCCCCGCACGAGCCGGCGACAGGTAGGGCCGCCCGCAGCGTCGCCGTTGCCCCACCGACCGCAGCGCACGACCCAGCCATGCCGCCCGGCACCCGGATTGTCGCCGACGCCCCGACGACCGCCGTGCAGGTCCCGACCACGGATCGAGTTGCCCGCACCGTCGCCGACCCGTCAGATTGACAACTGCAAGATCCTGACACGGATCGAGTTGCCCGCAGGGATGCAGATGCATCCGAGGCCGCCGTGCCGGTGCCCGCCAGGGACCGGACCGCCCGCAGCGTCGCCGTTGCCCCACCGACCGCAGCGCACGACCCAGCCATGCCGCCCAGCACCCGGATTGTCGCCGACGCCCCGGAGAGTGCCTCGCCCGTGCCCGCCACGGATCGGACCGCCCGCAGGGTCGCCGCCGCGCCACCGACCGCAGCGCACGACCCGGCCACGGACCGGATCGCTCGCAGGGATGCAGAGGCGCCCGAGGCCGCGGGGCTGTTTCCCGCCACGGG